ACACCAATCAGATTCACTGTAACAGTGCTAATCCCTGGGCGCACCTGCGTTAGCTGCGGTGGGCCTTCGTAGCGATAGTCGTTACCGTGACTTTCGGCATCAATCGCATCGCTGTTGCCTTCCCAACCACCACTCGCTCCAGCACTCAGCTCGAAAGTTGTAAACGTGCCCTTCATCTCGTCATAGTGATCGAGAAAAAGCTCAGCGTTCGCATCAGTAAGGTTTGAATACGTCAGCTGCAGCTTCATGTTGGTGCGCTTGCTGCCGTACAGAATCCTGACCTCCTTACCGCTTTGCGACTTGTAGGTCTTGACTGGATAATCACCCGAATCAAACGAGCGAGAGCTAGGAGTCAATTCGGGGAAGGCCATCAGTCGTCAACTCCTTCGATGTCGATAGCGCCAGCAGTGTCCAGCACATCAATCGCTAGTTTACTGCGCCCCTCCGCGTCTATTGCATAGTTACTGGCTTTAATCGTGACAATGCCGTCTTGGTCAATGTCAAGAGCTTCAATCTGGTAAACCTCTTCGCTACTCGCTGCACTCTCTTTCAGGCTAAACACTGAGTTGAAAAGGTTAGTGGCCCGACCGTTATTGATGTTCAACACAGCCTCTTGGACCTCAGTGTTCTGCCGTTCCCAGTAAAAGACGTTGTAATTTCCGTCAGCCAGGGCAGTTACAGAAACAACCTCGCCGTCAGCCGCAATAATCCCGTTGTTATCGGGACGGTACGGACTCATCTCACTAGCAACACGAATGAATTTGCCAGCCTCAAGGTTTAGGCCCCAAGGCAGCGTCTTGAAAGTGATCGTGTGCGTTTGGTACTTCCTCAATGCCAAGAAATATCTTGCGATCTTTCGAGCGTGTTCATGGCTTGAGATGTGAGGCAAATCAAATTCCTCCAGCGGCAGGTCCGTTCCATCGGCTGCATACCGGGCAACAAGTGTGTGCTGCTCAGGAAACTCATTAACTGATGATGTGCGATAGACAATCGCAGCTTGGAACATTTTTCTTTCTTCAAGCTCTAGCCAATTAACTTCCAAGCTATCTTCAATGATGTTGCCTTCAGTAAACATCGCTGAAATCGTGACCGGATTTTGAGCATCAATTTCATGCGTGCCATCAAAGAACGGAAGCGCTGGTTCAAGCGCCAGCTTGCCATTTTTAAGGGTCACAAAGCACAAGACACTCGGGGCCTGAGTTGCAAGCCAAGTGCGAAGGTTGATCGGTTCAGTGATGACATCGTCCCAGAACAGCTTGTTTGCCCGCAAGTAACGACCAGTTTTAGTTAGCAGCGCCTTGTCAATCAATGACTCATTCAACAGGTTGCCAGCGCCTGTGGTTTTGTTTGTTGACAAGAACCATAGTAAATCTGTTAGCAAGTTGCTGGAAGCAGTGTCGCCATCAATCAACCGCTCCACCTCAATGCCGTTCTGCATATACAGGCGAAGTTGATCTAGCTGATTAAAGTTGTCACTTGACTTAAGCTTGAGTCCGGCAACAGCACATTTGCCGTAGGAAGGGTTTTGGTCTTCCGCTAAAGACTCATTAACGTAGATCACCTCATGCTCAGGACCATTATCACAGCTCCGTGAGATCAGATCACCATAATGAGAAACCTCAGCAACACCGCTGTATTTCTGGAACAACCTATTAGAAAATTTGTCTGCAGCGACAGACGTTGTGGGATGCACAAAGCGAAAACGAAATGCGAACTGAACGCCTTCTGCACTTCGACGGTTTTTGATAAACTCTTCGCCTTCTGACCTTGATCCCGAAAAATTAACAAGCTCGTAGCGCTCAACGTCCCACCACTTATTGCGCTTCGTATGGCTCACATCTCTGCGTACAACTCTCAAATAAACTCGCATAAAAACCTCCCTGCCAGAATCAACCGCAGAGTTAAAGTTTTCAACTATGCGAGTTGTGCCTATAGCAATGTCGTCAAAATAAGGGTCATTGCCTTCAGATTGCGAGAACAAATTACTAAGAGTAATAAATCGAATAGCTTCACCCTCTTTATACGAGCCTGTCGTGTTTTGAGCTTTAATGCTAATAAGCTCTACTTCAAAAGTGCTTGTGTCTTTTTGCGGCGATGAATTTCTATAACGGATTGTCTGTGAATGAACAGCGTCTGGGTCGTTAGGCGCAGCCATTTCGCTGTGCGTATATAAATCAATGGGCTTCATATAAGTTCCACGGGCTTTCCACCTAAAAGTCCCGTAAACTGTCTCTACTGACTGTGTTGCTGTCTGTTCAACACCACCGTCAAGCATAAAAACTTCAGCCTCCCCATTTGTTCCTTCGACATAAACCGCTGCGTTAAACGGGCGCATTCGGAACTCAAACTGCTTCCGCTCAGGGTGCTGAATTTGAATAGACGAATATATATCTGACGGGGAATTGCCTACCACTCCAAATTGATCAATATGGTGCCAACCCTTGTTGTTGGTCGCGCTTTCATCGTAATTAGTCGGACGCACGTCAACCAGGAAAAATGAAGCACGTCGCGCATAAGCAGTTATCTTGCCTTCAGTGTATTGAATGCTATCTTTATTAGCTTCGCTTATTTCTCTAGGAGTAATTAAAGTGTTGAAGTTAGTAATTCCATTGAACTTTGCCCAAACTTGCGACTTGATTCCAATCTCAGTAACATCGCAGGCGCGAGTGTTTTGCACTGTCCCAAGTTCATAACGTAAAAGCGGATAAAACGCTTCATGGATATCATCTTCTTGTGCCGTAAACAACACATGTTCTGGGGCCTCAATCATTCTGGGGTCGACAAGTCCGATCTGGCGACGTGTAGTGCTCCAAGTCTCAACACACTTAAGCTCAATCGTAAAACCATCATCATCGTTGACTTCTGGATCGTACCGAAAGGTTGGACGCTTGATGACTTCCCATGTAGTGCGGCCAATCATAAATGTTGCGCCTAAAGCAAACAACTGGTCGTACCTTACATTCTCAGATTGAATTGTTGATCTAATATCTGTTAAATCAACATCCTTTACTCCCTTGACATCAAAAGGCTCGCTTGCCTGCCTTTTTCTACCTAGTCGAACAATAATTGTGTCATCAATGCTAACAAGAACTTCCTTTTTTGCATCTTTTACTCGCTGATGACCTCGCTCGCTGGTGTCAGCAACTTGGTACTCGGCTCTTGTAATAGTGCCCGAAGATGCACTTCTATGCTCGATTACTCCAATACGTCGCGCAAAATTTGTTCCCGTTCCAGGCATCCCAGCCTTGAGTGCTCCATCATTGTCGTCTTTTGAATTACCGCCAAATTCGTGCTCATCCATTAAGTATTCATCAACATATTTCTTCTGTTGGTTTTTAAGTTGCCTTTCTTGCCTGCTAGGCAGATCTTTGCCTGCAATAGAAATAAACTTCCAATCGGGGCGATATGGTGTTCCATTAGGAATACCGCTATAAACGCCAAAACGTGTTTGAGAAGTTGGCGAGAATGCCCCACAAAATGCAGGCTGTTCAGACGCTGCAAGGGCAGGAGCATAAAACACTTCGTCGCCGTCTCCCAAGCCATCGTCTATCCGCAAACTTCCAAAACGCCGATGAAATCGCTTTAGGCGACTTTCGTCCTGCGAACCATTGGTAAAATAAAAATCAAAATACTCGTCATAAATACCATCTAGAGCGTTATTTCCTAAAAAGACTCCAGGAAGCTCAGGGCGATCCATTTCACCCTGGCCAGTAATCATTACTAGCTCGGCAATCTGATACGCACCAAAACTACGCATACGAGACCACACAAGTTGTGGTGAGATCAGCAGCCCTCCTGTGCCAAAAGAATCAGAGTCTTGATCTCGGCGTGTAAATGCAATAGGAACAGTGTTCCCATATCGAGCAAGATCTTGGGTTGTATCAAACCCAAAACTAGGGTTAAAAATTTCTTTGCCGCTAACATCACCAAGCTGACGGCGAGCGCCCCTTGACTCGGGCATCTTTGGCTTAGGCGTCAGCAGATATGCTGCAGCTGTAAGAATAAGGCTTATGCCAAGATTGACAAAAAACGCAGTTACAGGGTCAGCAATGTTTTGTATATCTGGAACGTGAGCGTATTCCTTGGGCCTTTCCTTGTACTTCAGCTGAACCTGCTGAACAAACTCGCGGTACTCTTCCTCACTACACCCCAGCTCTGCAATCAGGCGTTTTTCAAACGGAAGCAGTACCTTCGTGACATCATGCCGATAGGGCACCATGCGACCGCCTTCAAATGCCTGTTGATGTAGAGACATCCTTTGCTCCAAACGACTGCAAAAACAGGATCACCCTGGTCTAGCAGTAACACGTCCCCATCGTACTGTGGTTCGTCAACTCGGGTTCCCCACTTCAATAAATCTCGCCCGTACTGCCTAACACTTTGGCTATACCAGTCAGCCTGAAACGCAGGCGTTGGTATTTTCATGCGCTCCAACACTGTGTAGACAAGATGAATGCAGTCGATTGCTCCGTCAGGGCCAGTGCCATCAGCGCCTAGCCGATACGGTCTGCCGATCAAATCAATCACGCAACTCGCACGCTGCTGGTTAGAGGAAGATGACCAACCAGCTGCTGTGTTACTCGTTTGCGTGGTACGTCCGCTCCAACAGCATCAAACACTGAAGCCAATGACAATTCCAATGAAGTGCTGCTCCAACGGGCAGTCACGATTTGACCGACATACTCGTTCAGCGTTGTAAACCCGTCTTTGTCGTCTGGGTCGATCAAAACCGTTGTGATCGTGGCTAGATATTCGTCTTCCACGGCTACCGTCGCAAACGGACGACTAAGTTCATTGTTCGGAAAAGTAATGCTTGCGGGCTGGTTGTCACCGCCTTTTGTGATCGTGATGCCGCTAAAAGCAAACGGCATAAAACCGTAGCTGTCGCCTGAAAGGGTCGCATCTTCTCCGACCCAGTAATTTTGAAAACGGTGCCTTGTACTCTTATCTGCTGACTCAAGAGTTAGATAGTGACCAAAGGCAAGACCAAGGTTTTCCTCACCAACACCAATCGTCTTAGCTGCGCCACCCATTCCAGAGTGGACACTGCAGTAATAAAACAGCAGCGGTGCTTTGTAGGCAACCGTAATCTCTGTGTAAGCGCCTGTGCTGCCAGGCGTTCCAGCAGTCGTTACACCTGTTGTGTACTCCGTCCCACTGTTGTGAGTGCCGTCTGGCGTAGTGCTAAATCGAAGCGGGTGGCCTGAGTTGCTTGAATGCTCCTGCGTGAATCGGTAAGTTTTGCCTTCTGTTAGTTCAAGTGTTTCGGCATCCTGTGATCCGCCATCAAAGCGATACCGATTGCCGCCACCACTAGCGACAACTGTTACGGCAAATGTTTGGTCTGCCATTAGATGCC